GTCGGATAATTTATACACCCTCCGACGGGACTCTATTGCCTGGGCCTGGGAACTGAACTGGTGCGGGACGAAACTGATATGACGGATTTCTCGTCATCGTCATACTGCCGATTAGGCCCAATAATCGGCGGGGGGCGTTTGAGGATTCGCTGAACTGCGCGATATGCCTCTAGGTCTTCGCGGGAGAATTGGTCCTCAGGGAAGTTTTCCAAATGCTCAAGGGCCGCGCGGAACTGACGCAGGGCCCGAGCTGGCGAAACCTCTATGGGGACAGGGGGAGCGAAACGTCGCCCGCGATAAGCCGCCTTCAGTTGTGCACTCTGGTCCTCGAAGTAAATGGAACTAGAAGCTTCTATCTGAGCCAGCTTCTCGAGGGCCATGTTCAAAAGTTCCGGTGATCCGTAGTTGACCTTAGCATTGCCCCAAAGGCCATAGGCAGTGCTGGGGACCTGACATTCATACAAAGCATCTATCTCCACTTTGAAAATCATGTCGTTTTGGACAGTTCCTGAAGACGCCACACCTTGCCACATCATGGTGAAGCCTTCATTGATGCCCTGGTTTGTATTGGTCAACCACTGGAGGGACGAAAAGGCATTGATACCACCCGATAAACTAGAAACACGGGTGGGGCACCAAAACATGGAAATGCCTTCCTGGTCAGGGTCGTTGGCGGTTCCTTCCTTAACAAAGGGCTGGTAGGAAATCGCCTTAATGGTGCCTGGGGCGCAGGACGTGGTCTCTGTGGCAGAATTCATGCCTTTCGGCCAACGGGCGCAGAGATAACGCCCGTTCATCGTTGACAGCTGGCTAGTGGGGTACATACGCGCTCTAATACCAACAGGACGGTGCGCATTGAAGTTGGCCAGAATATTTGTGTTCTGGGCTCCGGAGGCGCCGGTCCAGCCCAAGCTGGACGTGTCGGCACTGCCGGCTATCGAGGTGAGGGTCTCATAAAGGTCGGTACTACTTGGATGGACTGTTATGCCGGCCACAGACACAGACCCATCAGCGGCATGAGCCACCGCCGTGAGCGAGACTTCGGTATGTTCCATGACGAGGGTGGTGTAGGACCCATCTCCGTCAGGAACCCCGTCGCAGTCATGACCGCAACGTGGGTTCTCCACCGCTTTCATGTACTCAACGACGCGTCTTTTTGCGTCGGCGGCTTGGGGGCCGAGAAAGCGGCTGGCTGCCGAAAGTCTGTTTCGTCTTGGTCGACCACGGGAGTACCCCGGGGACAATTTGTTCACTACGATAGTACGGTTGCCTCGCGATCGATTGGGGCGCTTGGAGGCTTTGGATGATTTGTTTGTAGTTTTGGCTCGTGGCTTGCTTGAAGCCGGCTGAGCGGAGGGCGCGGACTTGTTCTGCGACTGATTCATTGACGACACGATTGGGGTCTGTAAAGTAACGATAAGCGTCGGTAAGCCAAAGAGCTGGGCGGATTCCGTTAGTGTAAACTCCTGTGAGGTCTTTTGCTGCAGTGGCGGAGGCTTCAAAAATTTCGGCCAACTCGGGTAAAGCGAACATAAAATGGATGAAAGCACTGTGCAAGTGCTGGTTGGCCACCCCAAGGGTGGCCGACCTAAAAATCCCGATCGACTAAATCACGCCAGACCTGGCCCACCAACACTGTCGAATGCGTGCCGGCTCGAAGCTGCGTCACAAGCTCAGCAAGGGTGGTGGCGTCCAAGCCGTAACGGTCCATAACAAAGGACACAGTGCTGTCATTCAATGGGTGAGAACGCTCGGCGTGTATCTTATAATCCTTCTTAAGTTGATGTCTGGCTGCGTCGTCGGGGCGCAAAAATGGCGCGATGAGGGCGGAGTACAAAGGATGATGGCACACATCGAGTCGCATGCCCCAGGCTACAGCGCACATCTTCGCCACCGGGTCACGATCAAACTCAATGTCTGCACCAAACTTGGCCAATGAGCGGCCAAATTTAGGGCCGAAGAGATATTCACTGACCTCACCCCGGTGCCAAAACGGTTCAACAGGATAAAACAAGCCACTACAAAATTCGACCTCCTCCTGGGCGCACTCATGAGCGGCTGGGTCAAACCCAAACTGCCGCTCGGCGTCAGGGTGGTACGCGTGGAACAACTGCCCAACGGCCAACACGGCGTCGTCACCGGCGCCGATGAGGGCGAAATCAGTTCGCTCACCCCGGAGAGTCGCGAAGAACTCAGCTTCGAGCCCGAGGCCCACGGCGTATTCCCACAAGCAATACA